AACTGACCATCGCTGCCTGCCACCATGACGCCTGGTGCCGAGCCCGTGACGGTGCCCGTCGCCGGGAAACCCGACTGGATGACCGCCAGATTGCCACTGACGTCGAACAGGATGGCTGCGGGACTACGGGTACTCATGCCAGCGACCTCGATCGAAACGTCTCGATGACGCCTGAGTAGGTAATGGTGTCGGTGACCTGCTCAATCACTGTGGAACCATTAGAGTCGAACATCTTCCACTTTTCAATGACGGGTAGCTGGCCCAGGCTGCGGGTGACCTCGAGCTGCACGATCTTCTTCAACTTGACCGCCGACTCCCACCAAATCTCCAGCGTCGGAAATGGGTTGCCCAACGGCAACGTCTCCTTGAAGGTCCCGTCCGGAAACCCGATCGTCGGACCGTCGTCGATGAAGTGAATAAGTTGCCGCAGCGACTGGTGATCATTCGACGAGATGCCCAACGATGATGACAATGTCCTGAGGGTACCCTCCTCATAGAACTGAAAACCGACACCGGCAACGTACCTGACCTCGCCATTCTTGGAAGGGTACTCCGAGCCAGACAGGAAAAGGAGGCCCTCCTCCTCACGATCGCCGGGAAAGAAGTCAGGGGTCCTGGGCATGCCAGACCATAACTATCACCCGCCGGCCTTGGTCCGTCCTCGCTTCTTTGGCGTCTTGGCCTCTTCCTCGGTCGTCCTCTTATAGTCCTCGAGCGGCGTGCCCGGATCGGCACCAACGGGCCTGTCCTTCGGGTCGCGGTTCGGATCCTTCTCCCAGGCATCATGGCTGGCCAACTTGGCGCGTTCCTCGTCGTATAGCCGCTTGATGCTGGCGACGGCCTGCTTCATCGCCTCGGCGGCACCGCGGGCCTGCAGGCGCTTGGCCTCGGTGTCGTTGAACATCTGCCGCATCAGCTCGATACAGCGGCCGATGTAGACTTTGCCGTACTCGGCCTCCTTCAATGGGATCTTGGCCTCCTCCAGCTCCTTCAACATCGCCGCGCGGTAATTCTCCAGCGCCTTGCCCGCCATGCCGAAGGCAAGCTTCATCGCCTCCAAATTGGAGGCCTCCTTCTCGTAGACCTCTTGGAGGTCGTCGACCTTGCTGCCGGCCGAGAAGACGGCGCTGGTGCGGCCCTTCTGGTAGTCGCTCATGCCAGTATTGTATGGCCATTAGGGCCACACGTAACCGGAATCAGTAGCGGACCATCGAGATCTGCGAGCCGGAGCGGACCCTGTACGGGAACTTGAGGTCGCCCGTGGCGTGCGAATCGCCCGGATAAACGTCGTTCGGATCAGCCGAGCCCGAACCAGGCAGCAGCAGGATGCCGTTGAGGTAGATCTCGAGGTCCTTCTTAAAGTCCCTGCCAACGTAGCTACCCAAGGCAGCATCGAGATTGGTCGGGAAGGTAATATTGACGTCGGCGGCGGTGTTGACGGTGACGCCGGCGGTGAACCGGGTCCGGCGCAGCGAGCTGCTGAGCGACGACGAGATCAGGTTGAAGGTGCCCAGGATCGAGGCACCGGTGCCAAAGTTGGTGTAGAAGTCCGACCAGTCGAGCGATGACGTCGAGAACGGGACCGACGAGCCGGTGCCGAAGAAGTCGCCGAAGCGCAGCTGCGCGCCGCCCGACAGGATCAGGTTGTTGCCCGACAGCGTCTGGATGGTACCAGCGATGACGCCCAAGTCGATGCGGGTCGAGCCCGTGGCGACCGAGATGCCCTGCTCGAAGGTCGTCGGGAACGAGCTGGAGAAGGCGATCCTGTCGACGGCAACCGTCAGAGTGTCCCCGGCGTCAGACGACACCAACTTCCACAGTTCCTTGGTGCCCGACAGGAAGGTCCAGGAGAAGCCTGCCGCGATGCGGATGGCGATGTTCTGGTCCATCGTCACCGTGCCGACCTGGTTGTCGATCGCCCTGTCGAGGGTGATGTCGCTTAGGGTGGCGAAGTTGCCCGAGAAGGTCTCGGCCAGGTCGAGGAAGATGGTGTTGCTGAGGTACGCGTCCTCCGGAATGTCGTCGAGCGCCGTCCTGCGGACATAGGAGTACTCGACCGTCCGGCCACCGACGACTGCTGCCAGTGATGGGATCAGCGACGAAGTACCGTTGAGGACAACCTCCTCGACGAAGGAGATCTGGGTACGTTTGGTGGTGTCGTTGAAGGCCTCGCCCGTCAGGGTGCCGCTCTCGACCTGCAGCAGGCCGTAGACGTCGCGGCCGCCGGAGCCCGTCAGGTGCAGGCCCGTCCAGGCGTCGCGGACAAGGACCAGGTTCTTGGGGGTAATGGCCGTCGAGCCCGACGTCTGCGCCATTGAGTGGGCGCCGTAGCTGCCCTCAGTGCCCGACAGGGCGGCAACCAGCGAGCCCGTCGCCAGGGTGGCCGGCAACAGCGGGTGGCTGACGACGGCGAAGTTAGCGGGGGCGGTGCCCAACGACACGCTGAGCAGGGCGAAGTTGGAGCCCGTGGCGATCTCGACCAGGTTGAGGTTCTGCCTGCGGAATAGGAAACGCTTCTGCTCGAGGTCAGACAGGTCAACGTTGATGGTGTTGAGGCCTCGCGCCGAGTTGGAGCCCGACGGAGCGGTGACGGCATCGTACCAGGAACCGGACACGCCGGCCCACAGGATCTGCCTGAGCTGCGTCCTGATGGCATTAAGGTCGCGCTCCAGGTGGGTCGCGCCCGTCTGCAACGTCGAGCCAACAGGCAACGCATCGTCATAGTTCTCCGACGAGAAGATCTGATTGGGCTGTGAAACGAAGGTTCGTGCCATGGTGATGGACCCATACAGGCGTGCTGTGTCGCCGTCGATAAGTATATGGCTGTCGTATCAGAATGGGTACGTGGCGTCGATGTTACTGCCGCTGCGGTAGCCCGTCGCCGGCGTCAGGTTGATGATGCTGCCCGTCAGAGTGAAGTCGCTATCAATGCCCTGGCGCTGCTTGACGCCGTTGATGAACAGCATCAGCGCCGACTGGGGTGAAGGCGAGAACAACAGGATGAACTGCTTATTGACGCCGTCGTTGGAGCCGGAGGGCACCTCGTTCCACTGAATGCCGCCCGCCGCGCTGGCGCTGATGATCAGGTTGCCGCCCGGGCCCTGGTCGGAGATGGTTATGCCCGGGCCGGCAACGAGGCGCCTGGCCGCTGGCGGCAACGGGCCCGTGCCTGACACCACCAGGAACGCGGACCCGGTGATGTAGGTGTCGAGCTCAGAGTGCATGACCTGCCCGGAGTTGTCGAGCTCCTGGTGGTCCGTCACTACCCTGATCGCCGTCATCTACGTCACCCGCCTGTCCGGTCGAAATATACCGCCTCGGGGCGGCCCAGGTGACTCAGGCAACCTACCGGAAACCCCTCAGTGCCTCCCTGATCGCCTTCCTGAGCTCGCCGACGGTGATCCTCGCTGTGCACGCCTCATAAGTAGGCTCGCCGTCGGTGAGCAGGTCGTCCTCGTCCTCATCGGGCTCATCGGTGTTGGCCATCATCCGGCGACCCGCCGAGGGCGCCCGATAACCGAAGACGGCGTCCTCAGTTGCTCTAACCCGGGCCTCGCGAGTTTTTCTGTGTGCCATCTGTGGGCCTCAGGGGACGACCTTGTATGCTTCCCAATGCATCCCGTCGCTGCGGCCCTTGAACCAACCGCCCCAGTACCAGCCATTATCGTAGGCGATCTTGACGAGTTCCCTGACGCAGCCCCTCTGGCCCTTCAGCGCCGGGCGGGTGCCCAGCATGTTCCACTGGACGTTGATGTCGAAGGCAGTGCCCCAGGCATGGTTCGACAGGTAGGTGCGCGAGCCGCGGACGAACCTGGGTGCCCAGGAACCGCCCCACGTCAGCACCCGGTCCTTGAGCCCGGCCTGTTCCCACTGGTCGAACGTCCGCAGCAGCTGCGGGGCGACCAGCCGGTGGACCGACACCTTGCCCGACGCCGAGACGATGCCCTTCAGCTGCGGCACCTCGACGGTGACGATGTTCTTGGCGGCCCAGCCGTCGGTGATGACGATGGCCTCCGGGTTGGCGGCCGAGCCCGCGGGCCTAAAGGCGAAGTTGCCGAACAGCTTGCCCCTGTCGGCGCCCGTCAGCGGACCCTCTGACCCGGGTGCGGGCCAGTTGGGACTCGATTCGTCGGTCCTGTCGTCGTGCAGCGGGTCGAAGCCCAGCTGCATCGCCCGGCCCATCGTCATCGGACCGACGACGCCGTCGACGTCGCGGCCGGTGAAGCCGGCGCTCGACTGGAACCGCTTGGTCTCGTCCTTGGTTTCCTGAGTGAAGACGCCGTCGACGACGAGCTGACTCGCCGGGTTGATGCCCAACAGGAAGTGCTCCCAGGCCCGAACGTCGTCGCCCGTTAGGCCGATGTATAGCGTGCGCATGCCTTAAGTAGGCTCACGCAGCGTCGGGGCCGTCGTCGAACGTCGCCTCTGTCCTCTGCACCAGCTCGGCGATCGCCTTCTTGAAGCGGCGCGAGCCAGCGTGTCGATGCCCCGGCGCAGGCTGAGGTACGACCGGATCACCTGCTGCAGCTCGGCGGGCATGCTGTCGAAGTGCACGTACCGCGTCATGGCGAACTTCAGGTCGCTCGGGTCGGTCTCGGCGGGGGCGGGCAGGTCGACGTTGGGGATGACGAACCTGATCTCATCGGGCACGCCGTCGAGGTCGAGGGCCTTCTTGACGTTCATGATGCCCTGCAATCGCTCGATGTGCAGGTCACAGATCGGGTTAACGTCGTCGAAGACGCCCGACAGGTCGACGGGCTCGACGTCGGCGTACTCGTCCTTGAGCCTGACGACGCGTTGGGCGGCCTGGCGCGGGTCGAGGCCCGACACCGGCACGAAGACGATCTCCTTGTCGCGCTCGCGCTGCATGGCGCCGGCCATGATCTCGAGGGCAGCGGCCCGCTGTGACTCCTCAACGACCTTCTTCTCGATTAGCGACTCGACGACGCGCTTTGACAGCTTGATGTACTCCTCGACCTCGTCGAGGCGGTGCCACCGCCTAGACAAGCGTCGGGTGGATCGCCAGGTGGGACTCGATGTCGCTCGGGTCGATCTTTCCGGTCCTCAGGTCGTGGGACGTCTTGGCTGCCTGCAGCAGCTCGGCGTCGGTCAGGTCCTTGCACTCGCAGTCGAGGTTGCGGGTCAGGCGCTTGGAATCCAGCCGGCGCTTCAGCTCAGCGGTGATGTCAATGTCTCCCAATACGCCTTCGAGGCTCTTGGGCAGCTCATCATTCTTCTGTTCAGTCATGTATTTCCTCGTACTTGGGCGGGATGGCGGCCCAGACCTCGCGCAGCCAGAGCCTGGCGTTGGCGCGGTCGGGATGGTACCCGTCCCACAGCTGCATCTGTACCTTCTCCGCGTCGAAATAGCCGCACGTGGGGGTGACGGCATCGCGGAGCATGCCGTTGATGGGCCACGTCCTGCCCTTGACGGCGACGTTGCCGACCCAGACGCAGGTGAGGCCGCGGGCCGCGACCTGGTCCAGGATGACCTTGGGGCTGGGCACGCTCTTCTGCCAGTAGTGGTTGGTCCCCAGGAAGACCAACACGGTGTCGGCCTTCGGGTGGGCCGCCAGGGCATACTGGAAGTGCATGCCGCCCGCCCAGTACTGGATGACGGTTCCGCCCTTGCACTCGACGCTGACGCTGTCGGGTGGGGACTGTTCCTTCGCCACTTCCTTGGCGACGGTGCCGACGGCACATGCCTCTGAGTCACCAACGATCAGGACGTTGCGCGGTGAGCGCCTCGGAGGCGGCGATGGCGGCGGCTCAGCGGTCGCGTCTGCGGAGGCGACGGTGGGTAGAGGCGGCGCCGGGACGGCGTCCATGGGCACCACGTCGTGGGCGCGGGCGGCGACAGGAGCGGGCGCGCGACACGCGTTGCAGCCGATGACGAGCGACAGCAGGCAGGAGACGAGGACCCTCACGACAAGTTCCTTTCCACTTCATCACGGATCATCCGACGAATTTCTCCCGACGATTTGTCCTTGATGTCGGACTCCCACAGGACGACGACATCGTAGCCCATCTTGCACAGCTGTTCATTCCTATATGCATCCGCCGCGTTCTTCTCGCCTACCGTCATGCCGAGGCCGTTGATGTAGGCGTCAGGTGGGTACACCTTCGGGTTACCGTGCCAATAATCACCATTGACCTCAACGATGATCTTGACGTCGGGGTGAACCAGGTCGACGACCCACTTACCAATCTTCTGGTTTCGCTGGAATTCGGGCATGCATTCCGCCACGTAGCGTTCCAAGTCGCTACTGCGATCGTTGAGCAACCTCACGTTGGTTTCAATCATGGCCTCAGAATTCTCAACTCGGCGGAGTGCAGCCCTCTCGGGACCCATGATCTCATCCCACGTCTTCCCTTTGAGCTTTCCCTTGTTGGCGCGCGAGATCTTCTCGCGCCACTCAGGCGTCCGGTCGACGCCATATAACGGGTGGTTCTCACCTTTGTAGGAGCGGCGACGCGTTCGAACAATGTCCTTCATGTCGAGGTGAGCCATGCCCTCGCGCGTTGCCTCCTGGTGAAATCGCCTGGCCTCAGGATCGGCGAATTGTTGCCGTGTGAGTACGCTGCAATTCACGCTTACACTCTTTGCCACAAGTCCAGCGGAACACCGGATTCTCAAAGGAGCGCTTGCAGACCTCACACTCAAGTACCACGGATCAAAGTATACATCACTTTGCCGTTTTTGCCTGCCGCTTCCTTCTAAAGTCCTCGATTGCAGCTTTTATGGCGTCTTCGGCGAGGACAGAACAATGAATCTTTACTTAGACAGGCGGAAGGTCAAGCTCAGACACGATGTCCGTGTTCCTGATGCCAGACGCTTCCGCCACCGTTTTTCCTTTCAACCATTCAGTAGCGAGTGAACTCGCCGCGATCGCGCTTCCACACCCAAATGTCTTAAATTTGGTGTCGATTATCCGATCATCTTCGTCAACCCGAATCTGTAGCCTCATGACATCGCCGCAGGCCGGCGCGCCGACCAACCCGGTGCCCACGTTGGGGTCGTCCTTGTCGAGGGTGCCGACGTTGCGCGGGCTTTCGTAGTGGTCGAGCACCTTGTCGCTGTATGCCACAGGTCGTCTCCGAAAGGCTAAATAGGTTGCTTCGTCAGCAGGATGGGCTCCCCGGCGATGGGTTGGTACTTTTTCCATTCCGGATGTGCCGCCAACCACTCGTCGACGGCCGGCTTGACGCCGTGCTTGTCGGTGTCGACCCGGGCCGTCGCCTGCTTGACAGCCTCATAGCCCTCGCGCTCGGCGTACCACAGGTCGCGCTCCGACCACCGACCATCGTAATCATCGATGACGATGATGCTATGGTCATGAACCAGCCGCTCCAGGCTCCTCAGCTCCTGCGACACGGTGTGGTAATTGTGGTCGCCATCGAGCAGCACCACGTCGAACTTCATGCCCTGGGCGATCATGTTGGGCAGGACCCGCAGGCTGTTGTCGCCGATCAGGTACGCCAACTGTCCCTTCTGCAGGTCCAGGTGGCCCAGCATAATGTTGACCTGGTCCTGAACCAGGATGTCGACGCCGATCGCAAAGAACTGCTGTCGGGTCCTCGCCAGGAACGTCACGACCGACAGGAACGTCACACCCCTGTCGACCCCCACCTCGAGGACGGACGGGACGTGTTCCTTGGGTAGCTGGTGGATGAACTGTTTTATCAGTGGAATCAGTCCGTGGTACGCCATCCTGAGATGGTACCCCACCCGCCTGCGCAGTTCACGACATGTCGATGCGACGAAGCAGCGCGTCGGTGACGGCCTTAATGGCGTCCTGGTCGCCTACGTTGTCGAGCTTTGCCGCGCACGCTCCCGTCAGCTGGACCGGGTCCAGGCTGGAGATGGTGATGGTTCCGTCCGGATGGACGGTGATCGTCGCGCGCTTGGTGCTCAGCACCATGCAACCATTGGGTTCGACCTTGAGGTCCATGTTACATCCCTTCATCGTTCACCTGCCCGCCAGCAGCGCCTGCACCGCGGTCCTGACCCGCTCCTGCAGCTCGGTCGGCAGTGCCGACAGCAGCACGTAGGTCTCGATCCGGGTGACGCCCTGGACCGGGCCTCCCACTGTCATGTCCTGGTTTGGCGTCACTCCTACCCTCAGGGCGAGGGGCGCTGGGCCCACCCGGCTGTTGACGATGGGTTGGTATAGGTCGACCTTCTGTGCAGCCATCTGGTTCATCCCTTCAGGAGGGTCTTGCCCTCATTGAGGGCCTGGTTGGCCTGCGCCAGGCGCTGGCGGAGCTTCAGCAGCTCTTCCCGCATTGACTTGGTGTCGTGGCCCGACTCCGCCGCGGCGCGGATGGCGTCTTCCTGCTGCCTGATTTGCTCTAGGAGGAGCTCGGTCGTTGCTGACATGTCCTACACTCTATCCAATCTGGGCGCCGGTGACAACGCCCTTGCTGATGACCAATCCCAGGCGTTCGGGTTTGAACTGGGCGTTGGTCGCTGTGGGCACGCCGTCGACCTCGAGCAGCTGGACCTCCAGGCTCGCGTCCTTGATCTCCTTGAACGCCTCGCTCATCGTCTTCCCGACGAGCGACGTGACGAGCTCCTTAGCCTTCTTACGCTTGGCGGCGAGCGCCGCGGCATACATGCCCCACATGGGTCTAAGTATACTCCGGTGTGTGGAGCACGGTCAACGTCTCGGTCAGGCCGTGGTCCTGCTGCATCAATCGATCGCGCTCATAGCTGTTCGGCGCATCATAGAAGCACCCGAAATAGACCAGGCGCCGCACCGGCTTCTCGACCAACGTGCCCCCCTCGCCACCCACGAGGACGGTTCCGGGGAAGTTGGCGATGACCAGCACCATCATGTCATCGTCGATGCCGAACCGGGCAATGCTGCCAGGCTGGACCTCGCTGACATGGTAACGCGGCTCACCCAGACCGTTGGTTCCGACCGGGACCATCAGCCGACCCAGGCGTTGGAGATGAGTCCGTTGTTCAGCTCGATGTTGATGCGGGCCATGTCGCGTTCGCCGCCCTGTGAGGCGACGACGCCGTCGACCTTGTGGACCCTGATCTTCAACCCAGCGTGCTTGACCCTCATGTAGACCATGTTCAGGAGCTTGCCCCTGATGTCCCTTGCGATGTGGTGGGCGAGGGCGTCTCCCTCGAGCCTCCGGCCGTTCTTACGGCGATACGTGTCATTCAATGTTGATTCTCGTGTTGAGGACGCGCCGCGTCCGTTGGTGGAGGCGCCGGGAATCGAACCCGGGTCCGCAACACGTCTTCCTGCAACCTCATCCACAGGCTTGGTCCATCTGCTTGCTCGACCTCAGGACGGGTCCAGTGACGCGAGGTTTCACGACCAGGTCACCTGGTCGGCACTACGTTTTTCGTCCAGCGCGTCGACGACGTTCCAGTTTACGCCTGGTTCCCGGGCGCTTCCCCAGCTTCTGTTTCTAGGTGCTGGGACCCCATTCCTCAGGCCGCGAGGGCGAGAGGAGCGGTGCCGTTGTCGTTGGCATCTGTACGTCACATGGGTTTTGAACTGGTCCCTCGTGCACCAGTGCCTGCAGCCACAAGCTTCTGTACCACGTCGAAGCCTTGTCGCCCCCAAACTTACTTTGGGTCACTAACGCTAGGTTGTCAAGGACCGCGGCCGACAGGTGCCGGCCATCAACCTATATCTACCACGCTCACGCGAGGAAGTTCACTTCCTGCGACCGTGGTACTTTCCCGGGCGAGGAGCGTTGGGAGGTGGAGCCCCCTTCCTGGACTTTGGGTAACCCAAGTCATTTGGGACCTCATCGTCGTCGTCAGTCAGGATGCTACCGGGCTGGACAGGGGCAAATTGCGCTGGATCCTTGGCGACCTCGCGCAGTTGCTCGTTCTGCTGGTTCAGGTCATCGATCTTTTCCTGCTCGTGCTTGAGCCAGGAGTCGACCGGGTCGACCGCCTTGCTGGTCAACCCAGCGACGATGATGGCCCGCAGCCGGTTGTAGACCTGCCGCAGCTGGACGTCGTCGCCCTCGTCGCCGGCCTCCTGTCCTGCTTCCACTTTGGCATGGAGCAGGTTGTAGAGGGCCAATAGTTCCTTTGCGTTGATGTTCAGCTTCATCCGTCACTCGACCTCGACCAGGTTGTCGAGTGGCAGGGTGTCTGCCCAACCCTTCGGGAACCTGGCGACGTGGAAGCGGTGCCACGCACGCTCCCCGCTGTTGTTCTCGGCAACGTGGAGCTCGGTGCCCTTACGCCTGACGTGGGTGATAGGACCGATCGCCTCGCCGCTAACCAATAGGTCGCAGATGTTGGCATCGTCGTTCTCGGTGTGCTCGAACTCAAGGGTCACCTCGTCGTCCGGGTCGCCGACGCTGGAGCTGATGACCTTGGCCTTGACGACCTTCAGGTCGTGGAGGTCTCCGGCGTAGGCGTAGGAATCGACGTCGAGCTCCTCTTCATCTGGATCGCCTCCGTCATCATCTTCTTCGCCCTCATCATCAGCCTCGTCGCCCTCCTCATCCTCCGACTCGTCAGGTTCCTCAGCGTCCTTTTCGCCTGAATCCTCTTCACCTTCTTCGTCTTCCTCATCGTCGGTCTCCTCTTCGTCGCCGTCTTCATCCTCGTCACCGTGGAGGACGTACTCCTCCAAATCAGAGCACAGGCCCATCGCATCGCCGACATCGGAGTCGGGCGCCAGGGTCTGGTAATGGGTCAAGATCTTGACGAGATCAAGCGCCTGTTCCTTGCTCAACTTCATGAAGGTTCTCCTTACATGGCAGAAGGGGTCGAAGCCCTTCCGAGCTCGACCCCATCGTACTCCGTGCTACGGGCATTGATCAGGCGGTACGGGACTTGCCTGCCTTGCCGTAGTGCTTGCGCAGCAGCCTATATAGCGAACGCGCCTCGCGGCCGCTCAGCCTGACGTTGCCCTCGAAGCCGGGGAAGTCGATGAACAGGTTGGTGCTGTTGTCCCGCTGGTCGGTCGACACCGCCATCAGGATCGACCCTTCATCACGACGCTGCGTCTCAGTCCGGAGCTTGCCGGTCTTGTCGATGCGGGTCCCGATGCGGGCGTTACGGTTCTGGTCGTAGAAGTTGCTCATGTCTGATCTCTCCAAAGTCGGCTGGTTGAGAATGCCTCTTGCCGAATGAAGAGAATGTATTCCTACACCCGAAGGTGTACAAGGCGCCAGTTTATTCCACGCGTGGCCTAGGTTTCAGCCACACTGATTATTCTGTGGGCTGCTCAGAAGGGCACACTGCGCATCACGAGACCTATTTCGACAGCAGCCTGCCCACCGTAGCGTCGTACCACCCAGAGATCGACTTCGTCCACGGCCATGTCCAAAAGTACTCGGCCGAGGTGAAGTGAGCGATCATCCGGGAACGAACCTCGGGATCTTTCAGGACAGAGTCGCCGTGGTACTCCTGCAGCGCTTTCAGGCTCTCCTCGTAGGCCTCCTGCTCGAACTTTCGGCGGCACAACGCGAAGACAGTAGGCACCGGCAGCAGCAAGTACATCAGCGAGAACAGCAGCCGACCGTGCTTCTTCGCCTGGCGCATGTGGACCCGCTCGTGGCGCAGCACGCCCAACCTCGACGTGACCGGGCGGTCCGCCCAGCCGTCTGGAACGTAGACCGTTGTTCCCAACGTGGTGATGAAGCCCGTCATGAACCGCTTCATCTGCCCAAGGGTGATGACCTTCAGGGCCACGTCGATCGCCTTCATCAGGCCCGATTCCTGCTTGTTGACCACCTTGAAGTTCGGGAATTCGGCCCTGACATCGTCCTCAAGCGCTGCGTAGTCTGCTTCCGTCTTCATGTCCGTAACTATGTCCCTTAACGGCGAAAGGCCGGCATTGCTGCCGGCCCATCAAACCTTGGTCATCCCGTTGGTAGTCGATGGCGTGGGCCTTGGTGACCGGGTAGCCCTCGTGGATGCACCGCATCAGGAAACTCGTCTCCCAGCTCGAGTGCATGAACTCGGCCTTACCCGTGAACGGGTTGTCGACCCACATCTGCCTAAAGAGGGCACGTGGCCCGATCTTGTTCTCGCCCAGCAAGGCGATGGCACGGTCTGATGCTTCACGACGACGTTGGTGGGTCAGCGGAGAGTCGGAGGACCAGAAGCGACGGACTGCTTCAGCTCGACGAGCATTATAAGTCGGATCTTGCTCAGCCAATCGATATCGTGATTCAGCTTGAGCCTACTTGTATTCGGGCGTCTGCATCATGGCCCTAAGCCGCTCGCCGTGCCGTTTCCATCGCTTCCGTGAGCCCTTAGAATAATTGACGAGCTGTTCGGGTGTTCTCACCTTACCGTGATTGGGTGACATCTCACCCTTCAGACGACCCATCCCGTTGTCATCACCTGATGATGCACAGCTCTTGCCACAGAAACGACCGAAGCCGCCTTTCTTTAGCTCGAGTCGCTTGCTGCACTTGCACGTTGGCCATGTCCCATTGTGCTCGTGTTTGACAACGTAGTCAGCGTACGTCAACCCATGGGTTCGCAGGTGGTAACCCAACGCGTTTGCGGCACTGCACTCGTGGCCGCACTCCTTACAAGTGATCATGTAGCAAATCTACATGGTAGGATGCGACTTATATAAACGACGAAAGGCTCCTTTTCAGGAGCCTCTCAAGTCTTTCTCAACCACTTAGGTTGTTGACATCATTCGTCAAATGATGTTCATGTCCAAAACCGTCACAGTCCCATAGAAGTCCGACCGGACCATCTTCTTGCCGTAGCGGGTCATGACACCCTTCCGCGGCGTGAAGTCTTCCGGAGCGAAGATCGTCGGGGTGACGATCAGCGGGACGTACGGGGCGTACACGTAGCCGGTCTCGAGGTAGGAACCGCCCTTGTAACCCACGAGGATCTTGTTCCTCGGGAAGTACGGGTCCTTGTAGACCGTGAACCTGTTCGACACGGTGCCGATCGCCTCGGCGCCGATGGTGAACGGGCTGCCGACCTGGCCCTCGCCATCAATCGAAAACTTCGGCTTGTACAGCACGGAACTCTCCAGGATGGTGCAAACGTCAGGGCTCGTCACCATGAAGTTCGCGGCGCCGCGGAGGGTCTTCCTATGGATGGTATTGGCCACGTCGATGATGGTCTCGACCAGGGTCTCGTACCACTCACGGACGGTGCCGGTGAACTGCGGGCCGATGCTCAGGGAGCTCGCCAGCGTCTGGGCCTGGCCCGTCAGCTTGTTGACGAACCTGCCCGGAGCGCGGCTCCAGTACATCGTCGCGCCGTTGGCCTGGGTGACCAGATCGTTCAGGATCTCGCGGTCGATCTCCAGGGCGATCTGCTCGCTCAGGATGCTCGTCAGCTCGACCTCAGCGTCCATCGAGTGGTACGCGTTGAGGTCCTGGGCCAGCTCGGGTGACCAGCGAGCGCGGAGCTTGCGGGTCGTGGCCGTGATGGCAAGCGACTCGATCTTGATGTCGATCTCGGGGATCGGCGGAGTCGGGTTGGTCCCGAAGTCCGACTCGAAGGACGGAACCGTCAGGGTCGAGCCAATGCCGCCCGCGGTGCCGTCGGTACGCTGCACCTCGTCCGCGATGGCCATGCTCAGCCGGGTCGTCGCGCCGATGACCGGAGCGGTGCCACCGTCAGTCAGCCTGACGACCAACTGAATGTGGGTGCCGTTGAGTGGGGCCGGCGTGAACACTGAGCCGTTCCAGTTGCCGCGCTTGTTGAGGCGGCGGAGGTTCAGGACGCCGAGGCCGGACTGGTAGGTCTCGCCCCAGGCAGTCGCGCCGTTGTTCGTCGCGAAACCGAAGACCGCGACCTGCTCGACGGCGAGGAAGTCGCCCTTCGGGATCAGGGTCTGGATCTGCGCCACGTTCAGATGAACGAAGACGACATCCAGCTGATTGAGCTGGAGGTCAGTCTCGACCTGCGGATCAAACTGCAGCATGCGGCCGTTGGTGCCGGACAGCGAGCTGACCACGTTGATGGTGCTGCCAGCCACCCAAGCATCGTTGAGACCGTTCCAGGCGCCGACGTCGCCGGTGGTGCCGGAGACGCCCATGGTGCCCGAGTGGACCTTGGTGTAGCCCACGTTGACCAGGTCGTACATACCGCCCGTGGCGAGCGATCCGGAACGGATGCCGACGCCTGCCGGATTGTTGTAGATCGACTGGCCGCGAGCGTAAGTCTCTTCGGTGCCCTCGTTCGCCTGGCTGCCGCCGACATTGCTGCCGTAGGTGTAGTCCAGGTAGAAGATCAGGCCGGAGGGCAGCGACATTGGCTGAATCGAGACGAGCTCGTTCGCAACCAAGCCACCGAACACCCTGCGGACGATCGGGAAGGCGATGTTGGAGAAGCCCTGCACCTGGCCCGAGGAGGTGACAGCGCCACCGCCCGTGGACAGGGAGTTGGACTCCTTGAGGACCTGGGCTGCCTGGTTTTCCAGCAGCTGGGCCATGACCTCACGCTTGAAGCCGTCGAGGCCGCGGAGCAAGCCGGTGCGGCTCCACTTCTCGACGAGCCTGGCGCGCTCGGCGCCGACGTGGCGGTCCTTGATGCCGGCCGCCAGCTGTTCCATGGTAAAGAACTTCATTTGAATCTCTCCTGTGTCTTTCAAAGTTGGTTCAGAATCTTGATCAGGCTCACCTGGTGATGCCAGCGAGCTTTGCCCACCGCTCGGCCTCGTAGCCCTCGTTCAGGGACTGCGTGGATGCCGGACGGGTTGCCCGAGACGAGGAGCCGAGAACCTTGCGGTCCCTGGACTCGTTGACGGACTTGAACGTGCCTGCGAGGGTCCTTGCAAGGCTCTCGTAGACGAGCTTGGCTTCCCGCACCGTCTTCGCCGAGTCGAGCTGCTCGATCACCTGGGCCTTCTGGCGGGCGGTGAGCTGTTCATTCTGGAGAAGCTTATTGGTGTACAGGAGCTTCGCGTTGATCAGATTCGTTTCTGCCAACTTGTTGCGGAGGGATGCCACGTCCTTGGACTCCGCGGGACGTGCTGGGCCGCCATTCGAGCGGGACCCGTTCTGAAGCTTCTTGGCTTCCGCCATCAGCTTCGTGATCTTCTTGGTGCGGTCAAGCGACTCATTGAAGCGCTTCGCGACCTGGGCGTACTCCTTCTTGAGTGCCGCCTCCTTCTTTACGTCCTTCTTGGCACGGGCCTTGGCGACCTCGCTCTTCAACGAGGCTGCACGGGCCTTGGCACGCTCCTGAAGCCGGGCCTCGAAAGCCGCACGGCGCTTGAGCGACTCGTGACGCTGGGCAGGATTGCCCTTGTCTGCGGACGGAACCGACGTGGCGCTGGCGCCCATGTCGTCGCGGGTGCGCCTGTCACCCACCTGACCGAGCATGTCGTCCTCGTACATCTCGTCCATTTCGTCCATCTGGCCGTCGACCTCATCGACCTGGTCCAACTCGTCGAGGTCCTCGTCGACCTCGCCCAGCGGGAGGGCCGCCTTGGCAGGCGACTGATCGGCGATGTCGTGCTCGATGGGCTCACCATCGTCCTTCGCGCCGCCGAAGTCATCGAACTCCTTGGAACCGGGCGCGTCACCGTCGGTCAACGGGGCAGCTTCCTCGCGGAGCTTCCGCATCCGGGCGATCTCCCGGCGCAGCATTCCTTCGTCGATCTCGACAATCGTGTCGTCGCTCAGCTTGAGGCTCTCACCCATGTCTTCCTCGCCCTCATCTCCACCGCCAAGGTCCAAGTCACCGAGTCCGGCATCCTCGCCGCCCTCGCCGCCCTCGCCGCCTTCTTCACCGCCCTCGAGGCCTGCGAGTTCATCGCCGCCCTCTTCGCCCTCTTCGCCGGTGATCAGGTCGACGCCGACCGAATCAAGGTCGATGTCGTCAGGAAGACCAGTCAGCTTCAACGTAACGTCTTCCTCGTTCATCATCATCTTGGTCTGCTTCGACATCGTTGGCTCCGTGAGCTTGTTGAGTTCCCTGAAGTAGGTTTCCAGCTTGGTCTCGTATGAACTCTTCTTTGCAGGGTCGACAACCGATTCCTGCACGTAGTCATACATATCCTCCACTCGGGAAATCATCTTGGCGATTTGCGAGCGGAAACCTGCGGACTCCCTGATTGGCCTTCCGACCTTGCTGAGCTTGGTGACGGCCTCACCCATGCGATAGACCATCAGTTCGAATTCCTTTGCCGCGCCCACCTTGGTCGCCTTGAGGACCGGTGACAGCGCTTCAATCGACTCGAGATTGATCTCGTACTCCTCACCGGGGAGCGGCGCACCCATCACGGGCGGCGGAACAGAGGCGCCGACGGCATCGCCGCACAGGGCGTCCAGGTCAAGCGTCACCTTTCCCTCGGCATCGGGCGGGGTGATGGCGTCAGCAGGGGTCGTTGCGTCGGCCGACGGGGCGACGACCAGGTCGGTCATCAGCTCGCCTTCGGGCGACACTGAACCTGGAGCGCCGAGCTCATCGTCATCGAGCTCACCGTGTTCACGCAGCAGTTCTCGTTCGATCAGGTCGCGGATCCGCGGGGTGACGACCTCAAGGAGATCACGCTGGGCATTCGCCACTGCGACCTCCTTGACCTTCTTGACGTCGGCCAGCGCCTCTTCGTAGAGTTGCTTTGTCATGCTATCCGTTCCCCACGATCTCCTGGATAAGTATCCGCCACTCTCACAAGTTCAGAAGCGGTCGAGGCCAATCAGACGTTGCCGCCTGAGTCGCCCAGCTTGCCTGCCACGCCGAGCAGGTTGGCCGCCACGATCTTGGCGTTGGTCGCTGCGGGCGACTTGGTGCCGGTGCCAGGAGCCTGCGGCACGTAGTTGGGCTTTAGGTCCGTAGTCTTGATCTGCGGGTCAGAGGCCTTGTCAGTACCGTCCGTCTTGCCCGGGCCTGGAGAGGTGATGTCGGGCGCGTACGGGTTGGCAGGATCGCCTGCGAGGGCCCACTTGACGTCTTCCGTCTTGGGGGCGCCGGCAAAGTTCAGGTCAACGCCCGACGGGAAGTAGCCCAGGTCGCCGGCCTGGTGGGCTGGGGCGAGGTGGGTCTTGCCCAGGGCAACGATGGCGTCGCGGGCGTCGGTTTCCTTGCCCACCAGGTCCTGCACGATGGGCTTCTGCACCGAGTCGGCGCTGTGGAACAGCTTGTTCAAGAGCGTGTTCTTGTCGCTCGCCGGGGGTGCGTAGACTGTGTACTTGCCTGTGCCTGACATGGTGTGTTCCTTCTTGCCTCAGTCGTCGTTCAGGCGACCTTGGATGCGATCTTCTTCAGGACGCGCTGCTTGGCCTCGCGGATCTTGGCGAGCCGCTTGACGGTGCGGGCCTCTTCGATCTTCAGCGCCTTGACGTAGTCGATGTGCTTCTCGAGCGCATCGGCATACTCGTCGGCGTCGGTCTCCTCGGTGTCCTTGGCCACCTTTTCGGTGTCCTCCATGTCACCGAACTTGGCGACCTCTTCTTCGATGATCTTCCTGAGCAGGCCTGGCGTGAGCTTCTTAGTAGTCATTGGTGCACCCTCTCCTGTGATCGTGCTAGACCTAAATATGCGACCCGACGAACTTACGCCGTTTTCTTGGACGGGCCGTCCATGAAGGCCAGGCTGGCCCAGCGCGAGGCGGCTTCCTCGCCGAACACCTGTTCAGGCTCACCATTGAACTGTTCCTGTTGGACCGGTCCTCCCGGTGCCGCGGCGGGACCGCCTCCGGTGGGCAGAGCACCGACGTCGCCGTGGGCGAGCTGGGCGGGCAGCGTCGTCCTCGCAGTGTCAGCAAAGATCGACTCCATGATCGGATTGCCGCCCGCATTGCGTTTGATGGCATCCTTGAGGGCGGCGGTGGGCGTCCTTCCCGGTCCCACGGGCGTGTCCAGGCGCGGGTCGAACTCAGGCACGCGACGCGCGCGATTCCTTGATTCTGCGACTCCGGCGATGGGAACCCGAGGCGGGACAGGCTCACGGCGCGGCGCGGACGCCACGTCCCCCAGGCCCTCGCTCAGCAGTTCCAACAGGCACTCCTTGACGAGGGCCTTCAGTTGTTCTCGAGACATCTTCATGGTAAGTACCTGTTTCCTCACCTGGTGCGAGCCAAGTTTTTGAGGGCCAATTGCCGGGCCAGGGGACCCACCTTCTTCAACATGGTGATCCCCAACAGGTGCTCCACCTCGTGCTGCACGATCCTCGCCTTCCACCCGGTGCACCTCATCGACCTGGTCTTTCCCTCGAGGTCAAGGTACTCCACGTCGCAGGCGACGGGACGGGCAATGGACAACAGGACGCCTGGCAGCGACAGGCAGCCCTCCTCCTGTACTTCGAACTCGGGCGATGCCCACGTGATGCGCGGGTTCGCCAGGACGACCAGTTCGTTGGCCGACTCTCCCGCCGACGGATCGACGAGGACGAAGTTCAGCGATAGGCCCACCTGCGGCGAGGCCAGGCCGACGCCGCGGGAAGAGTACATCGCCTCGGCCATGCCGTCGGCCAGGCGCTTCAGGTCGGGCCCAAAATCAACGACGTTAACGCAAGGTCGATCCAACACCGGGTCGGGATAGGTGACGATTTTCAACACGACCTTTTCTTACCGCACGAAATTGAGCAAAACCTCTGCAACCTACGCTTCAACGTAAACTCACGCCCACAGTGCTGGCAGGCACCGATCGGACGAGCAAGCTTCGGTTTTGCACGCAGGCTCGCCGAGATCTTTTTTCGAACCTCATCAGAAACGCGGCGATTTTTCATCTTGGCCTTGACCTCAGGTCGCTGCATCGCCCTGCTGACACGTTCTGACAACAGGTTACTCACCTCGGGGTCTTGCATCACAGCTTTTGTGTTTTCAGAGATCTTTCGTCGTGTCTCATCAGAGACCTCATGGCCCTTCAATGTCTCGCTGATCCGTGCACGCCACGTTTCATCGCGCACGGCCGCCTGCCGGGCGATTACCTCGGATCGCTGCCATGCAGCCTTCGTTCGCTCAGAGATCTGTCGCCTGGTCTCAGGATCCTTCATCGCCTCGCGTTGACGATCTTTCCACGATGGATCACACTTTGCCATCGCCTCACGAGTGCGTTGGGAAATACGTTGGCGAGTTTGCTCACAAATAAAATTCGTGCCATCACGCATGTTGTACCCGTGAGGCCATAGCGTGTTCAATTCTTGCATCCAGTGATCTTCCATCGCTGACAGCTCTTCAGGCGTATCGCACTCGCAGAGCACCCGACCAATGAAAGCATCAATACCATGCTCGCGGATCGCCTTAGGAAATTCCCAATGACCAATCCGAGAATTTGGGTTGAAGGCACTACGGACGTGACCTTTCCAACGGCCACTCAACGTATTGACCGTCTGACCTACATAACCCATGTTCGTTTTGTTACAATGCCAATAGTAGACTATGCCGTATGCCATGATTGTAAGTATACAATCATTGGGCTTTCTAACCTATGCCATCCCACCCGGGATCTCCGCTGTGCAGCGTGCCGGTCAGCAATGGCATCACATCACGGGTGATGTTGGTCAGGCCCGCACACAGGCTGTAGGGCGGCGTGCCCGATTCGCCCTGCAACCACATGTCCTTGATCCTGAGCTCCAACGTGATCGCCTGGCCCGCAAGCAGGATATACTTGTGGCTCGTCGACACCACGCCGTTCCACGTGAAGCCGAAGCTCAGCGTGCTGCTGCCGGTGCTGAGGTTGTTGACGGTGATGAACCGGGTGACCTTCGGAAACTTGTAGTAGTCGGGCGAGCCGGCGGCGGGAGCGATGGCTGACGTGACGTACGGCAGCGCCG